CATCAAGTGCTAGTTTCTCACAAGTTGCTAGTCCACTTTATGCTAACCACCACTCTGCGATCTACAACCTAGACGCGGCGAACGGCGGAACTGCATTGAGCACAGGCACAGTGTACGCACAGTACAACGTGACTGAGGAGTCGATGACGGCAGGCGATGCCGCAGATGCAACTCCTAACGTTGGTGACTTCCAACTGTTCAGACACGAAGGTGGTGCAACTACAATCACAAGTAACAGCACTTCACCAAGTTTCACAAGTTCAGAGAAATTCAAGATTGCTGAATCTGTTAAAAACCAGGAAGCATTAAACACAGCAGTAGAGATCACATTAGGTGGTACTGGTGCTGATGACTTTATTGCGGCAGTGAATGGTGCAGGTTTAACGAACGTAAGTGCAAGTAAATTAAGTACAGGTGAGATAGTGATGACACACAAACTGGGCGGAGAGTTCAGAATGTTTGACACGTTAGGAACACCATTAGCAGATGCAGGTTTCAGTGCAACAACGGCGCACAGTTATGGAACATACACAGCGAACAGTTCAACTTTGATCGACAACTTGTATGACCTACCAACAGGTGAAAGCCTTGACTCAAGTGCTAACACAGGTATCATGGCAAGTAACTGGAAGAGATTGAGTTACACTGCTTCAACAAGTGCACCAACTAATGAGCCAGCAGACGGCACATTATGGTACCATACTGCGACTGACGAAGCAGACATCATGGCACACAATGGTACAACTTGGGTTGGTTATGCAACAGCATACGCAACTACAGATCCAAATGGTCCACAGTTCAAAGCAACAGCACCGACTACACAGTCAGACGGTACTGCACTTGTAACTAACGACTTATGGATTGACACAAGTGACCTTGAGAACTATCCAAAACTTTACAAGTACAACACATCAGCAACGTTAAGTTCTACAAACACAGCGAACCAAGTTGCAGTAACTACATCAGGTGCGGCTTGGGAATTAGTTGACAAAGCAGACCAAACCACAGAAGACGGTGTTGTGTTCGCAGATGCTAGATCACACACGGCGGCTGACAAGGCAGATTCATTGCTAACAGGCGGTGCAGGAACTTCTAGTAGCATCAAAGATTTATTAAGCGATGGCTTCTTAGATCCAGATGCCCCAAATCCAGACAACTACCCACAAGGTATATTGTTATGGAACACAAGAAGAAGTGGTTACAATGTTAAAGAATACAAAAACAGTTACATAACAACTACGAAATACCCAGGAAGCGGATCAACTGGTTTAGGTAACATCAGAGCAAGTAATGAGTCAGTAGCAACTTACTTCCCTGACAGATGGGTTACTAAGTCAAGCAACAACGCAGACGGTTCTGGTACTTTTGGTAGAAAAGCACAGAGGAAAGTAATTGTTGAACAACTTAAATCAGAGATCGACACTAACCAAGCAATCAGAGAGGACCAAAGAGGTTACAATGTGATTGCCACACCTGGTTATCCAGAGTTGATGCAAAACATGATTAATTTGAACACAGACAGAAACAACACAGCGTTTGTAGTTGGTGACACACCTATGAGATTAGAGGGTACGTCAACTTCAATACAAAACTGGGCTAACAACACAGCGTCAGCACTTGACAACGGTGAAGATGGCCTTGTGAGTTCAAGTGATTACTTGGGCGTGTTTTATCCATCTGGATCTACAACAGACAACACAGGTAAATCAATCGTTGTTCCACCATCACACATGATGTTGAGGACATTAGCAAACAACGATAACATCGCTTTCCCATGGTTCGCACCATCAGGAACAAGAAGAGGTGTTGTTGACAATGCTACATCAGTTGGTTACATCGACACAGCAAGTGGAGAGTTCCAAACAATATCTGTTACGGAGTCAGTGAGAGATTCAATGCATGAAGTCAAAGTGAACCCAATCACGTTCTTCGCAGGTGCAGGGATCGTTAACTTCGGTAACTTGACTAAAACATCAGCAAGTTCGGCCTTGGACAGAATAAACGTTTCAAGATTGGCAGTGTATCTAAGAACACAACTGGATGCTGTTGCTAAACCGTTCATATTTGAACCTAATGATGAATTAACAAGAAACGAGATCAAGGGTGCAATAGAATCATTCTTGTTAGAGTTAACAGGTCAAAGAGCGTTGTATGACTTCCTAGTAGTATGTGATGACACAAACAACACACCTACAAGGATTGACAGGAACGAACTTTATGTGGATATAGCAATCGAGCCGATCAAGTCGGTGGAATTCATTTACATACCGTTGAGAATCAAAAACACAGGAGAAATTGCAAAGTTAGGGAACTAATTTTGAATAAATAGGAGAAACAGATGGCAATATCAACTTTATCAAAATTTACAGTACCTTTAAGCAACGATCAAAGTTCTGCATCACAAGGCTTATTGATGCCAAAACTACAGTATCGTTTCAGAGCAATCCTGGAAAATTTTGGAGTATCAACACCAAGATCAGAACTAACAAAACAAGTTATTGATATCACAAGACCCAACTTGACTTTTGACAACGTGACACTGGATGTGTACAACTCAAAAGTTTATGTTGCAGGTAAACACACTTGGGATCCAATCACAATCACTCTAAGAGATGACGTTAACAACTCAGTTACTAAACTGGTTGGCGAACAGATCCAGAAACAGTTTGATTTCTTTGAACAGAGTTCAGCGGCATCAGGAATTGACTACAAATTCACAACTAGAATTGAAATGCTAGACGGTGGTAATGGAGCAAGTGCACCAAATGTGTTAGAAACATTTGAATTATATGGTGCATACGTTGAGAACGTAAACTACAACACGTTAGCATACGCAACTTCGGATCCAGCAACCATCACAATGTCAATAAGATACGACAACGCAATCCAAACTCCAACAGGAACAGGAATTGGTACAGCGGTATCTAGAACGATCGGTACTCTAAGTACAGGTGGTGGACAGTAATACAAAAATTAAGTAAGCAATTATAACATCAAAAGCGTCTTTATAGGCGCTTTTTTTGTGGCCATAAATACGAGTATGCCAAGCATAAACAACTTCCTAAAAGGTTTCCAGGACGGATTACCGGGTATGAAAGACTACCAACACGCATCGAGATTGTACCTAGACGACAATTTCAAGTTGATGCCAAAACAGAAATTCCTGTTCCACGTGGTGTTCAACACCGATGAGACCCTGTTCGTTGATGGCTTCAACGCCAACGAAAGATATCAACTGAACATGTTGGTCAAGCAGTGTGACCTACCCAAGTACAACATGAGTTACGAGGAGAAGACACAGTACAACAAGAAGATGTACAATGCCACAAGGATAGCGTACGAGCCCGTTAACATCACATTCCACGACGACCACGCAGACACAGTGAACGCATTCTGGAAGAAGTACTACGAATATAACATAGCGGATAGCATAGGCATGAACTCGGACCTGACAATCTCAAACACCAAAGATGATTATTATAATTTTGGCGATGCGAGACAGACCACCAAATTCGGTATGGACACACCAAGGCAGAGACAGAAACCATATCTCAAAGGCATAGAAATATTTGTGTTACACAAGAAACGTTTCACATCAATGACACTGGTCAATCCTGTGATCGGTTCATTCTCACATGACAATCTAGATCAGGCGGACGGAGCAGGCGTAATGAACAACACCATGCAGATTCTGTACGAAACCGTCATATACAAATCAGGTATAATCAACAAGAACAACGTGCCAGGTTTCGCCACAATAAACTATGACAATTCTCCTAGTCCACTGACCGTACTAGGTGGTGGGACCAACAGCATATTTGGTCCTGGGGGTATCGTGGATGGCGTAGGTTCAGTAATCAGAAATGTTAACAATGGGAACATATTGGGTGCAATACTGTCAGCATCTAACACTTACAACAATGCAAAAAAAATTAAAAAATCAGATGTTAAGGAAGAACTGAAAGGCATAGCCAAGGACGGAATACTTGCAGTCGGCAAGCAGGCTGGATCAATAACCAATCCTGTGGCGCAGTTCTCAGTCGGTGCGGCCATAGTAGGTGCCACGGCACTAGCATCAGCAACAGGAACATCTGATAACAAAAATCAGGCAAACAACACAGTAATAACTAATTCAACAGTGGATACGGTAAACTTTCTGGGTGCAGATGAATCTTTCAATCTTGTGTCAAACGATGATAATGTACGAGATGAGGTAGCGGCTGGATTATATTTCAGAGACATAGGTTCTCGTAAAGGACTTACAGTGGCACAGTCAAACGTAGAATACGAAGCATCGTCTACAAACACAAAAAACGTTTATACCAGCAAAGCAATCACAGATGTAAGAAAACTAGTTACAGAAGGATACATAAAAATTCAAAGACAGACAATGGACGTTGAGATAGCAACAGAGAAGGCAACAATATAATGGCCGAATTCTACACAAACCTACCACCAAAGGATAAAGACGAATTACAAAAAACCGTGGACAAATTAACCACTACACCTTACGAGACTGACTACCAGTTCAACGTTGGCGAGTATGACAGCACCATAGCGTTCTTCGTTAAAAGGAATTTCTCAAGGACAGCGGCGGAGTCAACAGCATACGCCATACTGTCTCAGGCCAAGATAGACAACATCAAACCACAACAGATACTGGATCAGTTGACATACGCCACACCGGCACTGTTGTCTGAACTGATAACCATAATATTGAACGCCAACAGATACAAGTCAAGTAGGCTGGGTGTGAGGAAAACACTGGCCACCAAAGAGACGGTATCTAGAAACATCATA